TTGTTCATGGAGTACTTTCCACTAATAACCTTACCGCTCTCCGTTAGATATGAAACTTGTGAGTTATTACTATCAATAGCAAACAAGCTGGTATTCTCCCGTAACGATCTGGCTATGCAATCACCTAATTTAACGAGGTGCGTAATAGTCTTATCCCTTTCTTCAAATAGTTTTGAAAACATTTTTTTTAATCTCCATTTTTTTAAACTCTAAACTTATATATGTTAGTTTTTAGTTATAGTATCAGCATTTAGCTGTTGTTTTTTGATTATTCTAGAAATAACTTCCTTTTTGTCTTCTTCTAGAACGAAATCGCGTAGGGATTCCAACTCGGAACCCCTTTCTTCATTGGCCGTTGGTGGCACATTTTCGGCAGACTCCTGCCCCCCCGCTTCCCCGTACCCTGGTTGTTGCGCGGCCTGTGCTTGCTCCTGCTCCATCGCTTGCTCGGCCTCTTCTTTTTGCTGCTTTTTCATCTCTTTCTCCATTCGCTCGGCCTCTTCTTCTGTCATGTCATAGTACTCTTTATAGATCGAAGATTTAGAGAAAAGTCCTAATTGCTGAACAGCAGCGATAACTCTTGTTTTTTGCTCATCAAGATCCAACCTTCTCTTTGCCGACATATCAGAAGGCTCGGGCAATTGAATTTTTAGCTTTTTAATTAAAGACGCAGGGAAACCCCTTAGTTGTAAGTGTCGTTTAGCCATATTCTCTAAACCAGCTTCAATATCTACCTGAACTCTTTGAATAGTCCTGGCAAACTTAACATCAAGCTGAGATAGGTTAGCTTTTCTTTCAGGAGATGAGTCCTTCTCCACGATGTAGTCCTTAGGGACTTTAAGCGCAGCGAGCAACTTGTCTCTGTAATACCGAACGTCCTCAATCTCTCCTAAGTTTGTGGCTCCAGGGAGAGTGTCAATTTTAGTGCCTCTTCCGTTCTTAGTAGGAACGAAGAAGTCTTCATCCATTGACATAGGGTTGTACCGAGAGTCTACTGTGCCTTGACCAGAGTTGTAGAACTTTTCCTTCTTGAACTTCTGCTTCAACCGCTCCATAAACATCTCAGCCTTACTTGTAGGAAGGTTTCCCGTATCAACGTAGAAAATACGTCTTTCAGGAGCGCGGGATAGTCTATAAATCATCATTGCATCTTCCATCATCTTAAGAGAGCGGAAAACACGATGGCATAGTGCAGCAATTGATTTACCGTAGGGATAAAAGATAGGATCTGAGGTATGAAGACGATAATGAACGATTTGATTCTTATCAAGTTCAATATACTTAAGGGGACGAGCTAACTCAGACTGTCCAACTTCAGCGTACTGCATAGTCTCCAAGTTGGGGATCTCTTGTAGGAACTTCTTAAGATAACCATATTCAGTCTCCACTCTTAGGATCCAGTTAGGATTTAGAATCTTAATTTTCTTGATACCCTCTTTAGGCTTGTCCACATCAATAATTAGCTCAGTGAAACAATCACCATACTTGACAGTGTTTCTAGCAATATCCCAAAGGAACTTATGAAGCTTAACTTGCTCAAATAATCTAGTAACCTCATCTACAACAAGGTCATTTTCAGACTTAATGGTCCATCTCTCAGCGCGAGAGCCCTTTTGGGTAGCGTCATCGGCATAAATATCAAATGCAGCACCAATTTCAGGATACTCATCCATCTCTTCGTACTCTTTATACCTTCTTCTTCTGTTGAGTTCTAGCTGGGGAAGAATAGGATTCCGTTGGATGCCCCCCATAGCGGGACCACCATCAATTAACTGGTCCTTAATAACCTCCGTGCTAACAACCGTGTCCCCCTGCTCAGGAGTAACCTTTCCTTGATCAATTGCCTTTTGTGCTGGTATCTGAGCCTTGGTAGCGAAGAACTTGGCAAAAAAGCGGCCTATAGGACCCGTGGGAGTGTAAACTCCTCCTGCTCTATTCTGAGTTCCTCCAAAGGTGGTGTACCCACTCTCGTTCAGTTCGTCTTTTATTTCATTAGCCATGTATAATCTTCCTCAGCCATCTGACCATGCGAAGTAGTTATTTTATGCTTATAGCTTTTACTTGGCATTGCAGGAGTGTGTTGTTTTTCAAGATTGGATATAAACTCTACGGGGATCGTATCTAATAGGTTCTTATAAGCGTGAACAGCGAGAGCAAGACTCATAACAAGATCATCATGATGATTCTTCTCAGCCTGTACTCTGCCACTGTCGCTTATAATAAAGGTCATTAGTTCGTCGCAAGTTCGAGTTGAATTAATTTTTACTAAATCAGTTCGTATCGCTTCTTCTAGTTCAGCTAGTATACTCTCTCTATTTTTAGCAGTTACCTGAAAACCGATCTCGTCCTTATCATCAGACCATAGATTTTCATACTCATAAATATTATAGAGCCAGTCAATTAAGTTATTTCCAATAGTATTTCGCTCACAAATAATATGAGCTACATTATATAGCATACCTTCATTAAATAAAACCAGAGCAAAATCATTAATAGGGGTTCTATTAGAATAAAACTCTGCAACTTGCTGACCATTGTACATGTTAATCACATGAAACGCTGAATAATCTCTATCTCTTCCCAAGGAAGTATCACACGCAATTAAATAAGAATATTGGGGTTGAGGCTCTTGCCAAACACGCATCCTGTTATTATACTTAGTGAAATAGTCCTCACTTGTTTGAGATGCAATCTCTTTAAGAGTCCCACCTTCAATGTAAGTATCTCCTGTACCAAGGAAGGAGCATTCAAACTCTTGTAGCCATTGCTTCATCGGCAGGTTAGCCTTAGTGTTAGCTTCCCAGGTATGAATGTCTAGCCCCTTCTCAGCCATCTCCTCATAGAGAGGAGCATAGTCTTCATTGTAAGCGTACTCTGGATGCTCTTGCCAACGAATGTCGATTGGATTAAACGTATTGTCCCCTGTCGTAGCTTTTTGGTAAACTTCATGATACCAATTACCAATACCATTAACGGTAGAAAGTACGAAAGCGCGACCCCCTGTAGAGATAATAGGGAACACAGCAGCCCAGATGGAATCAATATTCTCAATGAAAGCAGCTTCGTCAATGATCAGAAGCGATCCTGCTAAGGATCTTCCCGACTGCTTGCCTGATGGACGAGACTTAATAGTAGAGCCTGTCTTTAGTTTTAGAGTATGCTTGTTATCCTCTTGGATTCCTGGTTTTAAGAACTCAGGAAGCTCATCATACATCAATTTAATTCTGTCAAGAACTTCAGTGGACTCGGCATCACCTTTAGACAGGATAACAACCTGTTTGTGCTTCTGGAAGATTACCATCCATAGCGAGTAAGCCGCTGCAATAGTGGTGCATCCAGCCTGACGGAACTTACGCAAAATGTTGAAGCGGTGTTCTTCCAGATCAGACAAGATACGCTCTTGGAATGGATACAACTTAAATGGGACTAGCCCCCGAACGGGGTGGGTAACTTTAATATAATTGGATATAAAGTGTTCAGGATCAGTCGCACACCTTTTAAATTCTTCTAATAATTGCTGATTTTCCATAAAAGTAGTCTTTGTTCCCTTTATTATAGTACATGAACATCTACGCTATTATATGTACTAGAGATAGAAACAAGGTAACATCCACAACTGATAAATTACTTACTTTTCTATGCGCTGCTAACGTAAAAATATTTATGCTCTCTGGGGCTAAATCAATATTCTCTGCGTACCAAGGGGCTTTTGAGAAGATCAACCCCGAAAAGGAAGATATTGTTATTTTCTGTCATGATGACATTGAAATTAGGGAAAATCCTGCTGAGTTTGTTGAGAAACTCCGTAATTCCTTCTCCGCACCAGAGGTTGGATTCGTCGGAGCAGCGGGTACTATGTCCTTAGGACCTGATGCAGTATGGTGGGATCAAGAACGGTGGCAACAAGCCAAGCACCGAGGGGTAGTAACGCATGTAGACCCAAAGGGAAAGGAGTATGTGACCCCTTATGGCCCTCCAGGAGACGTTGTAACCCTAGATGGACTCTTCTTCGCTGCAAAACGGAAGGTTATTGACGCTGTAGGGCTAAATAAACCCGATTATTTTGAAGGTGAGTGGGATTTTTACGATATCCACTACACTTCCCAAGCATTCCTTAAAGGATTCACTAACAAAGTGATGGATATTAAGATTTTCCACAATTCTAGAGGTGAATTAGTGGGAAGGGACTCTTGGCACAAGAATCGAGAGGCTTTTATTGCAAATAATGACCTTCCAATCGAGATTATAGACTAAAAAACTCCCTACTAGATTACTAGTAGGGAGCGGTAACGAAGTCCCACCGCAGAAAGACGTAAGGAGCCTCCCCTGCCGTTGGTTTTGTTCAGACGTTACTTAACTTTTTTAACTTTCTTAGCTGCTTTCTTAGCAACAGGGGCGGGAGCCTCTACAGGAGCCGCAACGACCTCACCTAGCTTCCTACGAAGCCTTCTAGCGTGTCCCTTCTTAGCTCTTGCCAACTTACCTTCTGCTCTAGCTCTAATTCTACTTGCGTTCATTATTAAACCTCTTTCCGTGTTTTCTTTTTGATTCGAATAGGAAGAAGTTACGCAACTTCTTTTTAATGTGTCCTAACTTCTCAAAGTATCTAGGTCCTTTGTTGTTGTACCTTTTGTTTTTTTTGTTCAAGGTTTTTGTTCTAAATTTTTACAAAAATCGGGTTGCGTATCAAACGTATCTATGATACTTTGTCCTTGTCCAACACTCATAGGGAAAGGGAAAACGGCCCACCAGTCCGATATCCCAGCAGCCTCGCGCCAGATCGAACTCCTCGTCATCCCCCTAATCGCACTGTGAATTAGCTGTTTCATAAATTCACCCTCACTTGGTATGTTTAAATTACCATTACCATCAGTAGGAAGTGGGGAAATCTTCTCGCAGAAATCGCAACCATTGCAAGAACATCCTCCCCCCTTTACACTCTGTAATGCTGCTTTAAGGGGAGCCGCCATATCTTTCTTCATAGCCGTACCCCAGCCAGAATCACAACTATTATTGCAAATTTCAGAAGTAAAGGGGGGGAAAGCCTCTTGTTCTCCCGAAGCAGAATCACATTCTCCACTTTCGGAGGGATCACACGCTCCACAATGTTTCATCTTCATATCATGTATTGTAATCGTTTCCTTGTCTATGGTATAGAGAATTGTCTCCGTAGAAGAGTTACAACTGATTGTATAAGGCCCAGGCACACCAGCCTTTTCAAACACAG